CTATATTCTATCATCATCATAAACAAAACGAAAGCCTTGATTTGGAAAATATTTGGTTACCTTCGTAATTTCTCCAGTTTTCAGACTTCTTCCAACCCAACCATAAGAGCAAATGCCATTGGTTGAAGCAAATATTCCAGCTTCTCTTGAACTATTGAACCTTCTTATTAGAATTCCATCTTTGTACAAACTTACTTGTTTAGCATTATAACGAGCATGATTTTTTTTCATAAGATCTTTTGTCTCATTACTTCTTTTCTTTCCACTTAAAACTTTAGACAATTTAATCTTTGTTTCTTCGCTTATTCTTCTACCAATGCTGATATTAAACTTACATTGGTTGAATTTTTTATACGCTGCTGTGATTTTTTCTTCATATTTATATGCTTCTTCTTCGTCATCAAAATACTTTAATATTATGTAGTCTAACTTTTTTTCCTTCATCATAGCTATATGTTCATTAGACCTACTATTATAGCCACAATATCTATAATTTGAGCCCTTCCCTACATAAACTACTTCTTTTGTTAATTTGTCCTTATGGATGTAAACGTAGTACATAAATAATCACCTCGATACGTGTATATCGAGGTGATTGGATTTGTAAAGAATAAAATAGAAATTTTATTCTTTAATACTTATTTTTAATAATCCCACCTTATTTCTAAGGTCATCTATATATCTTTCTTCCCCATTCTCATTAACGTACTTCCAGAATTTCCATCCGTTGGTAGAAGCATTTCCTTGTCCAGATAAGTCTTTCTTTGCTTCAATCGCTGCCGCAGATACAGAATACTTTTTTCCCCTGTATAAAACTTTTTCGGTTTCTTTATCAAATGTAGCTTCAATTTTTTTATTTCTAAAAGTGCCGAATATTTTTATATTGCCTGCACTACTAATGGAAGGCGCTTTATAAAAGTTTTCTATTACCTGTACTTCCTTAACTTTTACTTTACTTTCAATAATTTCGTAAATTTGTTTTGCTCTAGTCTCAATAAAATCCACATAAAAATCGTCATACAATCCATCTAACAATTCTTCAGGAATAGAATGATTCATTAAACTAAAATGCAGCTCATTATTTTTTTTCTTTAAGTCTTGCAAGTATTCTGATGGAGCTTTTTTTCCGATTCTAATATTCGTTAGTTTTGGTATTAAGGTTCTGTTTGCAACACAGTCTATCAATGATAATGCATTTTCGTCATCCTCATAATTCTCCTTTAAATATTGCTTAGGAAAAATATGATGATCTTCTAATTTACTATTAAAAGACAATTTGCTGGAATTATTCCAGTCGATAAAACCTTTAGACGTAAAGTTTAAAAGGTTCAGTACTCCTTTATAAACTGCACTTCCTTTCTTTGTGAACGAAAGTATGTCTTCAAATCCATTCATTTGAACTTTCACCTTGTTAAAGAACCCTTTATCCAATATTTTTTCATTTCTTGCAACTTTAGATAAATTTGTGGCATCTTGTATTATTACTTCATTTGTACCGGAAGAATATCTTTGAGATAAAATTGAAGACCAATACCAATAGGATATGAACTCATTCTGTTTCTCATTCATCTGGGAAAAGTCGTTTCCATCTAATTCTTTAAGGAAAATTAAAAGTGGAATTATCATATTTTCGTAAGGCATCCAAGATTGAGAAATAATATAGTTTTCTTTTATTAAAAAATCAATGACTTTTTTATAGAGGTCACATACTTGCTCCCAATAAGAATTAAAATGATTATAATTTAAGTTCGTCAAAATATAAGTCCTATCTACTTCTTTTCCTTTACTAACAATATATGAGATAGTCCTAACTATTATTTCTCTATTAAATTTGAAATCTGAAATATGATAATTGTTTTGGAGTTTATCTATTTCATTTCTTAAGTTAAAACCTTTATAGAGTTTTGCTGCCAAAATATCTATAAAATTAAGTTGAATACCTTTACTATTGCTTCTTTCAAAAAACAATGCAAATTTCTCGGTGTTCATATTTAGTAGATAATAAGATAGAAGTTTTTCACTTCCGAAAAGTTCGTTTAGTTTTTTTATTAATACTAAATATCTTCTAAATGAATTTTTAATTTCTACTGTATCCATCCCCGAAAGAAAAGAGAGGGCTTCAAAATATTTTTCTTTAATTTCATCTTCAAATAAGTCACCATTAGAAATTGTATATGCATCAGCTAGTCGAATAGATAATCTTTCAATATCTTCAGTCCCACTAAATTCATAAACTATCTCTTCTAATGTCCTAACTTTAAAATCTTTTTCTTCAATTTCAGGAGTCAATTCTTCTTCATTCTTAATAGAAACCCATATATCATCAACTCCTTTTAATGCGCGATATATAGAAGTAGCCCTTTGTTGGCCGTCTAATACTAACCTAAAATTATTAATCTGTGTTTTATGTTCTATTTCATCTTTAGTAAAAAAATGAGTATCCAATTTAGCTCTACTACCTGACCCTTTTCGCGGACGTTTATCAATTTCCCTTACAGTAATCTCAAAAGATGGCTTCCCATAGATTATTGAGCCAATGAATATATCTTTTACAAGAGAATCGAATAGTTCATAGGTTTTTCCTATATCCCATACAAAATCACGTTGAAATTCTGGGAGTACAACATTTCCTTTTTCGATGTTGTCCATTAAATATTTAATTGACTCGGTTTGCTGTTGTTGTAAATCAGACATATAAATATCCTCCTAAATTTGATCCTTACAACAAAATGATATCGGCAGATCCATTTATCTTATTAGTTATGGTTATTGCAATATTTTCATACTTGATATATTATAACCCTCAAATTAGAATAAATGTAATATTAATACAACCGGTGATGTGAATTATGGGTGACGGCATAATTAAACGAAGAAAAACATTTAACGAGATTGAACTTACTCATGAGGATATATTAGAAGGAGTTAAAGAGCTGAGTAATGAAGAATGTTGGAAACTTCTAAAAAAACTATATGAGTAATATTTCAATAAAGAACAATTTGAAAAAAGTTACTCGCTTATTAAATAACAAAAATCTGCCCAACTAAGAATTTAATCTTAATTGGGCATTTATTTTGGCAGTAATTGTTTCATCTCTAGAAGTGTTAATTCTGCCAATTTTCTACCTTGATTAACATTAGTAGCTTGTACAGTGATTAGCTTGCCTTCAAGCAGGAAGTTATAGGTTTTTATCATAAATGACTCCTTGTAATTATTTGTAAAATTTGTAAATTGTTTTTCACGGAGTTTGGGCCAATTGGTACCTTGAGAAAAAGTGATACCCCTCTCGTTATTTACGTGTCTTTCTTCTTTTTTTCTCGAAAAGTAGGGCGTTCACTTTTGAAATCGTTCTTCAACATTTCTCACAAAACCATACGAAACTTCTTCTACTCCAAAGCTTCTTAACTTTAAGTTGATAAGTGAAAGAACCTCCATTCTGTTCCTTATTTGTCCTCGTTCTTCCATCATCTCTTTGATGTTAGTTGCAACGATCCTCGCTGCTGTTGCTCTGTATTCTTCTTTCGTCATTACATCTTTCAACTCTTTAAGATGTTGTAATTGTTGCTTCATCATCTATCTATCCTTTCTGTTATTCGTTCCAATCGATCATTACTTCTATTTCAATTTCACCATGATATAGTCCGTACTGTTCTTCAAATACTTCTCTGCTGATTATCTTCTGAGCTAGTACATCTGCTGTGTCCAATTCAATGTCTATCATCAATGCTTCTTCAATCTCAGATATGATTGTAACTGTTTCTTTTCGTCCTTTGCTCATGCTCCATACATCTATAGTGAGCGTCACTGTTTCACCATGCGCTATCTTATCTGATGTAGATAAACTATTAATTGTTCCGAATGTAACGTACGGTGTAGCAGTATTCTCCGGCACATAATCGTACACTGATGCTGATAGAGCGCTATCATTTAATTGCTGATAGATCTTCTGCTGTACTTCATATATTCTCGTGCACATTACTGTTGCTCCAGTGCTTGAATTTCTAAGTATCTGTTCTGCTCATCAACGTTTATGATGTACTGAATATCGAACTTTCTGCCTTGATATTCAATGACCTGCGTTCGATCTATTTCAGCATCGTATCTGACAACGAACGTGTGTGTAATAACAGATTGAGATTGTTGTGCTTGATAGTATTCTCTTCCTGAGATTGGTTTGATAAATGCCCAGACATATTTGATTACTTCAAATTTATCCTCATAGCCACCCGCATTATCTGATGTTCGTGTAAGTCCCTTGATTGATATTTTGCTGTTCAGTTGTCCTGGATTCATATTGCTTCCTCCTTGTAAAAAAAAATAAAAGGACCTCCGAAGAGATCCCGATTAATTATGCTTGTGCAGCAGTTGTTACTACTAGAGCTCCTGAACCTCGAAGAGAGAGGCTGTAAGTCACCAAATCATCGTATGGAAAATCCAAACTGAAGTCTGTAATTGTACAGTTACCTTCATACTTAGTTCCGGACGGTAGCTCAAGATATACATCAACATTTTCAGAATTTACATATGCTGTTTCTAGGATAGAATATGCTTCATCAGATTCGATGAATGCTCCATCAGCATCAATGCTAAATTCTTTAAATCCTTGAAGAGATTCTTTCCAAAATCCTTCTGTGTCTTTAGATGTTGCATCAATCGTTTCTGCACTTCTGCTAAGACTCGCATTACGTTGTCCTGCAAGAACTTTACCTGTTGCTGCATCTTTGATGTAGAGCTTTACTTTCATACCAGTAATTTTACTAGCCATATATATTACCTCTTTCAATTAGTTTTAAAATAAAAAGAGCAGCTGAATTAACAGCTACTCTTTTGTGAAATATTGAGCATAAAAGATTATGCTTGTGGAACCAATGGAATTACTTTCAACTTGCTGATTGATTGTGGATTGTAAACCGCACCATCCATGTAACCATCAAGAACAAGTAGACGGCTTCCACGAAGAACATTCGTTGTATCAACAACATTCTGAAGAGCCATATCCTTTTTAACCATTACTGCATATGCAGCTGCCATGTTAGCGAAAATTACCGGATTGTCAGTAGTAAGAGCTTCAGTTACATGGACTGGCTGACCCAACAAAGTGTACATAATTTTCCCGTTTACTACACCGTTTTGCATGTAAGCATGACCGTTATTATCTTTCATTTTGGCAACTTCATTGAAGAAAGTTCGTGTCATGTAGAACGCTGCACCATCCAAGAAATCTGGGTGAATAGCAGTATGAAGTTCAAAGAAAACATCAGGGCTGATTGGATTAGAGTTTTGGTCAGCAGTGATTTCAACAACATCTACATCAGAAAGAATACCAGTGAATTCTTTTGCTCCATCACCATTGAAGATTGCTTTTTCTGCAGTCTTAGCAAGACGACGAGCAAGTAGATCTTGAGTATATGCAACGATATCCACAGCTGAATCATTCACCATTTGGTTTGTAATTGCAATTGCTGCACCGATACGTTTTTGTTTAAGTTCAACGTGATCGAATTGTAGTTGTTCTTCTACAATAAGTTCACCTTCACCAAAGAATCCACCTGTAATTCCATCTTTCTCACGAGGAATTTTCAATGAACCTGCTACTGATTCAAATTTCTTTGCTTGTGAGAATGCAGGAGATACTTCTTCCATTTTCTTAACGATAACGTCAGCAACGTTTTCAGGAATTACTGCTGTCCCGTCTGCAGTTGTAGTTAGTGAGCGAGCATCCACTTGACCTCGAATATACTGTTCAAGCATTTCTTCGCTGTTTGTACGTTTTTCCATTTTCATTTCCATAGGTTGTTTACCTCTTTCTGAAATTTCAGTTATTTTTTCTGGTACTTGCACTTCTTCAATTAAATCGATTCCTCGTGCAGCAATTGTTGATTGCGAATATGCAGGATCTTTGACAGCTGATACTTCAAATAGTTCAAGTTCTTCAACCGTTCGAATCAATTCACCGTCAATTTTTGCCCAGGAATCTTTAATAGCTCGAAATCCAAAGGACATATTTTTAATAAGTCCATCAGTAATCAAAGTAAAGTAGTCTCTGCCCCATGAAGTTGGAGCGATTCTTGCAGACATAAAAAGTCCTTGATCATCTTCTCGAATTTCTAAAGAACCGTTTCGAGTTGAGGCAAGGACCATTTTTGAATCATGTTCTGCGAGAAAATGGATGTCTTTCTTCGAACTTTCAATAGCTCTTTGAAAAGCACCAGTTTGAATCTTTTCTCGGAACTTTCTTGCAGAACCGAGTACTTCACTCAATTGACCAGGTTTGTTTACATAGCCTTCCACCTTGAGGCCCTGACCGTCGGAGATCAAGGATACTTCATTACTTCTTAATTCAATTTTCATTTTGGTTGATTTCACCTCCAGTTTGTTGTTGTTGACCGAGAAGATTTAAATTCTCCATTCGGCCATCTTTGTATTTCAATACTTGTCCAATTGACAAAGCAAAGTAATCTTCTTCAATAGGTTTCATATCAAGTTTATAACGTGCTTCGTTCATCGAGATCAATCCTGATTTAAGAGAGTTTGCTACTACATCAACCTTCTCTTTTTCAGTTGCACGAATGATTTCAGACGTATCGAACCTGAAGAATAAACCTTGCTCTTTTTCCATAGGTAGAAGCAAGTGTTTGCTGAATGCGCTTTCGATTGCAGTAATAATAGGAGTGAGCGTATTTTGCAAGAATGAAATATGATTCTGTTCAAGTGAATTGTACTTGTTAGCAGCACTGTTAATCATCGATTCTGGAAGATTAAAAGCTCTTGCAATATCAGCTGTAGTTTGTTTGATTGATTCATTGAATTGAAGCTCATTCGGATTTAAAGAAAGTGAGCTGTAATCAAGACCTTCTTCTAAGATGATTGTCTTACCGGCTTTGTTATGACCGCTGTAAAGACCTTCAAAGCTACTTCTTAAACGAGTAATCGCTGTTTCTGTTAATCTTGAAGTTGCTTTCAAAATACCTGCAGGAAGTGCTCCATTTTCCATGATTGTTGAATTGTACGTTAATTGATTCAATGCCGTTTTGAATAGTTCTCCTTGATCAGCGAGCAACCCGTTTGTGCCGGAATCTACTTCAATTACTTCATGTTCAAAGAGAGTAACAGTATTGAAACCTCGATACTCATATTGTTTTCTACTCATCGTAAATCCATCTTCTGTGAATGTCTGTTCTTCTACGTTCTTCGCTTCAAGATGATATAACTTTCCATCTTTCTTGTAGATGTATGCTTTACCTCTTAGAAGGTAATCCTGCACAATTTTTTTCTTGATGACTTGTGCTGCTTCGTGATTGTTTGCATCCTCATTTAATACTGCTGTTCTTGGATCTTTAACTTTTTGAACAGACTTATCATCAAGTTCTGCATAAAGATAAATTGGTAATGTTGAAATGGAGTTGCTGATTAGTTCGACTGATGCTTTAACAGCAGGAACTTTTAGTGCTTCATTTTCTGTGATGAATGCTGAAGCTGATGATGTAAAGATAGAAGTTGAAAAGAGATCTTTTCCAGTAGCTTGAGGAACTGTTTTTTTATTGTTGAACCAAAGGAAACTTGCCATGATTCTTCTTCCTTTCGAAAATATATTTTTATAATTAAAAATTGCTTGCTTGTGCAACTTTTTGAGAGCAAAAAAATAAGCACCCCTGTTAAGGGATGCTCGGTGCAGATTCATTCACTGGCTGCATGCGAAAAGAAAGGATGTTCTTCTATGACGGTTGTGCTAATCGGAGTAAGCACAACGAAAATTTTAAAGGAGGTGAGAAGCCGAAAAAGGAGTTAACAGCTTCTCAGATGAACTACTTTGACAATTTTAAAGAGTAGAACAAAAATTGAAAATGTCGAGGCACGACATATGGAAAGTTGCTCGTGTAAACAACTCTCTCTATAATTATTATATACGAACACACGTTCAGTTTGAGTTATAATACAAATTCTTCTATAAAATTTTCGTATTCTTTTGCAGGTACAAAATACAAATTTTTATAAACTGACCGATTCCTTATGTACTCAAATACGGTTGTTCTGCCAAGCTTTTTCTTGCTGTAACCATTTTCTCGCACCCAATACTCAAGAGCATTCTTAGATGTTACTAGTGCAATAATTCTTCCTTGAAGATCTAAAATGTAAACTGGGTCAGCTTTTTTCCTGTTTCTTGGCAGTATTGATTTTAGCTGCTCGATCATTTCTTGAGTAAGAGGATGTTTCAAGAATGGCGTAATGAATTCCTCTGTTCTTAATTTTTCATCTTCTCTTATTTTGGCCGCAGCATCTCTTCCATCTTGTTCTTTTCTTTCAAGATCCTTTCTGCATTCTTCATAAAACTTCACTTGCCATTCATACTTATCAGATTCGCGTTTCATGATTTTACTGTAATCTACTCCCATTAATCTATGCTCCTTTTCTCCATCCATTTTCTTTGACGTTCTTTCTTCTTCTTATACTTCTCAGACATAATCAAAATATCTTGTTCATTTTTCTTGGCATTAGCTATGATTCTTTCACCAAATCCGTGTGGCATACGAAAATCATTCATATTGATTTCCTCCAGAACTTTTCTTATATAGATTTCTATCTGTTGTATTTAAAACGTAAACTTAATCTCTGAAAAATTATTATCAATCCATTGTTACAACCATTTCTTCCTCGAACATCATTTTTAATTGTTCATTTGAAAGCCTTAAAAACGGTCCAAAATATTCTCTTGCTTCATCTGTCAAATCCTTTTTGGTAACTTTACGAAGAAAACCATAAGTTTTTGAAGTTTCAAAACTAGCTTTCTGTTTGCATAATTTTAATTTATCCATATCTGGATCAATTGCAGAAACGTTCATTTTGTCTATCCATTTAATAAACTCGTTATACCAGAAACTTTTTATACGGCTTATTTCTTCATCATCAATCTTTTTCCATACTAGAGTTTTTTCATCAACTAGATAATGATCATATTCATCTGAAACTAATATATCTAAATCCCGTAACTTTTTTACATATCTTGATATTTCTTTTGTGGTTTCATTCGTGATAATAGATAGTCTTGAAGGTAAGTTTTCTGTGGTGAAGTACAATGTGACTAAAATTCTTAATGCTTTTTCTGTGTTGTTCATTAATATATTCTTTGAACTAAAATCAGCAATCATTGACTCGAAAGTTTCGCATAATATTTTTTCAACAGTTTGCTCTTTATATGAAAGTATTGTATATGTTTTAGATTTTTTATCTCTAGACCATTCATAATCTTTTAATAAGCGTTGCTCTGTAACTTTCCTTTTACTTTTTAAAGTACTCGGGCTTATTCCTAGGGCTTCGATAAGTTCTTCTTCAGTGTAATTTTTTAATTCAAGCATTATAAATTCCTCCGTTTATTTAATTAACAAAGGTATTTTATCTGCTCGTTTTGATTCGTAAACCAAGAAAGTAAACCAAGAAAAAAAACCACACTTGTCCTTATTATTATATATAAGGGACAATACTGGTTTATTTTTAAGATCATTGTCTTTTTCTAAAAGATTATTATTGCGATCAAGTCGGCGAAGCCGAACTTGAGCGCTGGCCAAGGCAAAGCCTTGAGCCATTAATAAAATTTTAAACATCATCACTGTTTCTCCAATTGTGACCATTGTTGTATTCGATGTTCATTTACTTCTAAGTCTAACTCGGTTATCTCAGAAGAATTATTCTCTTTCCAATTATATTCTTCCTCACCTGTAAATCGGTATATTAAGGAAGCTGCATAGAAAGCTATTGCTCTATCCACTTCATATCGAACAGGATATTCACTATCACTACAAATCATTCTGTCGCACCTGATATCTCCAAGCATGTTATTAAGCTCATTTTTCAATTCTGCTACGATTTCAATTTTTGTATTAAGGTTTGCGTTTGGGTTAAAGTAATGCATAATTATGGCCTCCGATTTGTTTTGTTTTCTTTTCGGAGTCTTTATATCTACTTCATTTCAAATGTAAAGCAACTTTAAATAAAATTATAAAATGAGAATTTTATTTTATATTCTAGCTATAGACTTACTTGATTGGATATAATATCCTATTTATAAAAAAGAGGTAATAATATGGATTTGATTATGCAAAATAAGGAATGGCTGTTTAGTGGACTTGGAATTTCAGTAATTACGGTAGTAATTTGGACTTTTAAAAATTTCAAAGGAAAAGATGCTAATCAAGGACCCTCTATAAATCAAACCCAAAATTCTGGAAACAACTCTACTAATATTCAGGGTGGGCAAGATGTAAACGTTGAAATAGGTGATTCAAATGATAGGAGATAATCAAAAGCAACAAAGTGGGGACAATTCAGTAAATGTACAAGGAAAATCAGTTACAATTAATAACGGACTTTCTTACAGTGATGTGAAAGAAATTGTATTAGATACTTTCCATGCAAACTTTTTACAATTATCTAATGATGCTGCTAATCTAGCAAAACAACGTGCAGAAGAGTTAACAAATGACTATTTAAAAATGCTTAAAGAAAAGGATGAGAGTGCATTAGATGCTATGAATGACCCAGATATGCAGTATACTTTTTACACCGCCCAAAGGGAGTATGCCCGCAGCGGTAACAAAGATTTATCAGAGATGTTGGTCGATATACTTTTTGAACGATCCAGAATTAAAGAAAAACCTTTAATGCAAATAGTCTTAAATGAATGTGTAGAAATAGCTCCAAAACTAACAAGTTCACAATTGGACATCTTGTCCTTGGTCTTTATTTTTAAATACACACAGAACTATTCGGTTAATAACTTTGAAACTCTAAAATTATATATTGAATCTAGAGTTTTACCTTTCACCTCAAAGTTGAAAAAAGAAATTTCTCATTATCAACACTTGGAGTATGCTGGTTGTGGATCAATTAGCATAGGTGAACGAAGCCTGCCAGATATTTTATTAATCACTTATGCGGGACTATTTTGCAAAGGATTTAATGAGAATATCTTACAGGAAAGGTTCCCAAAGGAAATACCTTATCATGTTTTTAAACCATGTCTTCATAACGATAATTTGCTACAGATTAATGCTATGAATGAAGAAGCATTAAAAAATAATTACACAGATGGATTTGATGAAGAAACTACAATTAAATTACAGAATATGTTTACTGAGTTTCAGATGACTGCTGAAGAAGTTAAAGCGTTTATGATTGGGTTAACTCCAGACATAAAAAGTTTATTTGAATATTGGGAAGATTCTTCGATGAAAAACATGACATTAACTAGTGTAGGTATAGCTCTAGCTCATGCAAATATTAGAAGAAAGAATATTGAGGGATATGACTTAAGCATCTGGATTAATTAAAAGCAATGAGCAAAGAAGTCTAAAGAGACTTCTTTTTTATAATCTCCCTTTACTGGCTATTATTGTACTTAACTAATCTTTTTATAATAAATATCTCTCTCTCGTTAGATCCAGATTTCTGAGTTAAAAACTCAATATCAGATTTCATACTTTCAATAATATCCTTTACTGAATACAAATTCATTTCATGCTTTCCTGCTTTACCACTTAAATGCTGAGTATCTTTTTCAAGATTCTCAATTCTTGAAAGTAAATCTTCTTGTTTTTTATTATCATTTTTACCATTAAGATCGAGTAGTTGATCCAGAAGCTTCTCTCGTTCTTCAGTAGGTAAGTCTTGAATACTATTTAATAGTTCTTCTACAGTTTTCATTTATAACACCATCCCAGTTTTTATTTTAAGGCTTTTAACCTATGTTGAGTAATTATATTACCTGTTTAGCAGAATGCCTTAGATTTAAATCTAGAGCTTCTGAGAGCTATCAAGAGATTAATCTTAAATTTAAATTAGCTGTGTCTAAATTACAGTTATACTTCTAACCAATCATACAATTTGATTGATGGTTGCTCATTAGATAATTCATTCATCATTTCCTGATAATCAGCAAAAGCCTCAGATCGTTTATAATCCGTATTATCAGTAATAATCTCAAGGGATTTATAAGCATAACCTTTAATCTTGGTTTCAGGGATATTTAAGTATCTGTCACTATCTATGGTATCACTAACAAATTTTTCAATCAGAGTGTTCCATTGTTTCTTTGAGTATCTTCCAACAGAAAACTTTGTATAGAACTCATTTGCAGCGTTGGTTAGTAAAAGTCTAAATTGTTCTGAAGTCAACGGTTTCTTGTAATTACAATTGAAATAATCTTTATTTAGAGATTTATTTATATCTTTGTTAAATACTTTGTTATGTTGCTCACCAATATGCTCATTAAGGTGCTCTTGCGGTTGTTCATTTGCATGTTCTTGCTCTACAATATCAACTTTTTCTGTTGGTTCTACTATGTAGATATTTGCAGATTGTTTGTTATTCTTCCTTTTTGCATGATTTATTGTAAGAACTTCTAATTTATGAAGCAAACCAAAAAAGCGTCTGACAGAAGACAAGCTGATATCCATTTTAAATCGACGTTTAAACATTTCAATAAAGTTGTCATAGCAAATGCTAAATACTCCTTCTGCTTTTACTGCTAGGTCTGCTGCGAGCCATGTCATTTTCATTTGCTTCTCTGTTAATTCCCATCGATCAACTACTGTTGAAATAAAAACTTCTTTGTTATAAGTACCTTTGCTGTACTTTATTAATTCTTCGGGCTTTGCATTTACCAACATTTTACTTCTCTCCTTGAAATACAAGGGAAACCGTCGTATAATAAAAATACGATTCCTTGTGAATTTGAGAACCTTATCCTAGAGTTGCAGCTCTATAATGGATTAGGTTTTTTATTTATAATTATATTTTAACACATTAATGCACTAAAGTAAAATTCGTTTGGAATAATATCACATTTTAAATTCTCCATTTTGCTAATGGGCTGTGCTGCTGATACTTCTTAGAAATCTCCTCTCTAGTTAAATCTAAATACGCTTTCTCTGTGACTGTTACAGAGCTGTGACCAAGTATTCGAGAGAGAGTATAAAGATCTCCTCCGTTCAATAAGAATTGTCTTGCAAAGTTGTTTCTAAGCTGATGCGGATGAACTGACAATCCAATAACACTGCCAGCCTGTTTTAGCTGCTTTTCGAATGATTGAACAGTCAATTCGGTACTTCTAGTAGTTGGGAACAGCAAGTTTGTGGAAGTATATCTTTCTTTAAATTTAATGTAATGTCTAAGCTCTCTTAACATTTGCTGAGAGAAATAGACGTATCTTTCTTGCCTTCCTTTTGTCCTAGTAACCAAAATCATTCTGTGCTTAAAATCGATATTATCGCCATCAAGATACAAACATTCTCCAACTCTCATGCCTGTATCTTGAAGGAGCATTACAATCACTTTGTTACGATATCCATGAAACTTAGTAAAATCAAACTGACCCAGCAACATTCTAAACTCTTGCTCCGATATTCCTGACTTCTGCCTTCGTTCTGTTTTAATTTGTTCAATTGTATCAACTGGGTTCTTTTTAATCTCACTTTCACTATACATCCAATTGAAAAAGACTTTGATGTTCCTTATGTAGTTATTAATAGTGACATTGCTTACTGTCTTTTTGTAGTCCGTTCTATTCTGTGGATGGTTGATTTTGATACTTTTATCATTACCAACTACAGTGTATTTCCCCCTTTCTTGCACGTACTTTACATACTGTCGAACGTGTCCTGCTTTTACTTTGTTTGGATCCTCAATCTCATGTTCTTCCTTAAGGTATAAAAGGTACAGCTTAATTGATTGTTCATAGGAAGACAATGTTTTTTGAGACAAGTTTTTTGTTTCGCAATAAAGTAAAAAGTCTTCCAAGAGAAACTCAAGTTCAGTCAACTTCAT